CGTGGGCGAGTGTCAGACGTTGGTATCATCGGCGCAGTCGGCCGCTTCGCTGGCCGAGTATTGGAACGGTCTTGCTCAGGACGCCAGCGCATCGGCTGGTTCGTCTACCTCCTCTGCTTCTAATGCGGCTATCGCGGCGGCGGCGTCTGCTGGCGAAGCTGCATCATCCGCTGGTGATGCTTATGTTTCGGCCGGCGTGGCTTCATCGGCCGCGTCTGCGGCGGCTGCTTCTGCGGCCGTCTTCGTACCTTTCACAGGCGGCGCTGTCACCAGCCCGATCACGAACTCGACGGCGACCTATGACACGGAAATGTCCGGCGAACTGTTCGGCGTCCAACTGTCTGCGGATCATACGCAAAGCTCCTACTTGGCATACGACGGTCTGCGGGTTGGAAATGGTACGTCCAACACGGCGGTGCGGGCTGACACCTTCACGATGACCGATGTTGTCAATAGCGCAACGACCACGATTTACCCCGGTAGTTTTAATTTCATCAATTCGTCTGCCCAATTTTTAAGCGAAGGTAACGATATTGCGTTTATTTCAGCCACTAACTCTGGAACGTCAGCAATTATCGGAGTTTATGACGATGCACAGGGCGGGACTTTTGCAGCAATCAAGGGTTCTCAGCGCACGATTGTCAACGGAAACGGCATCACTTTCCCCGACGCCACGGTGCAGACTTCTGCGGCCTTTGTCCCTGGTTCCGGCGATCTGAACCTTCAGGGTTACTCCATCACGGACGCAAATTTCTCGTCGCCCGCCGGTCAGGTCAGCGCGCAGAACGTGACGATGTCCGCTGGCGGCGTCCTGACGTTCGGCGATAACACGGTGCAATCCACGGCGGCTAGTAGCGGCGCTACCAACAACAACCAGCTTGCCACGAACGTAAACAATTACACTACCGCGGCTACCCTTATTGCCCCGGTTGACGGCAACGCTATCGCGGTTTGCCAGGGTGGTTGTTATGCTGTTTACCTTGGCGACTCATCTGCCGGGTGGCAAATCGGCCAGCAAGTTTTGATTGTCAATCGCTCCGGATCTGCCATCCCGATCCAGAATTACGGCGCATCAAGCAACGTATCTTACAACGGGGGTTACATCCTTGGCGTCAACGGCGTCTGCGCCGCCGTCTACGTCGATACTAACTTATGGGTAATCTCTGGCAACCTGACGACCTGACCAATGTTTGTCGCGATTGGAGGCATGATTGGTTCACCCCCGTACGGTACGTTGTTATCGTCGCATTGCTCTGGACCTTTGGCCCAAAACTCTGGCAGACAGCCTTACGTGGATGCGTCTGGAGCGACTTGGTACGGGATGTTCACGACTTGGCAGGAACTGGCAAACGGTACGGGCGGGTCATTCTGGCAGTCATTGGGCGACAACACCCAAGACACTTTCTCGGCCTGCTGGTATCCCTTTGGATTTTACCTGCAATACGATAGCGGCAATAATTATACCAATTGGACAGGATGCGGGTCTTCGGGGACGTTTGGACCGACATCTTATTATTTTAATTACATCCAAGCCGACGGGAATGGTGGAACGTACAACAACTCTGGAGGTTCCGATATTTATCCCGCTGGATACATCATCTATCAATCGGGAGACTCTAATTGCTGCAAAATTTACTATGATGGAAGCGGTGGTTACTACGAATACAATCTTTGCGGAGGTTAATTTATACTATGCTAAAAAATACCCTAAAACAAATCGTCCTGCCTGTCGGCTGGAACGCCCTGATCAACGAAGAAAAGAAGACCGCCCTGGTCATCGGAGAATACAAGTATGTCTCCGAGGCTAACACGGCTCTGACGCTTTTCACCAAGCCTTCCGAGGCTGAGTTGCTCGCGGCCATCCCCGCTGGCTACACGGCGGTCTATCCGCCCAAGCCTGTCGCTTCCAAGGCGTAATGGCTAAGAAACCGACGTCGGACGAGAAGCGCAGGCTGGCTGAGATAGCCGAGGTTGAGCAGCAGATACTTGCTGCCACCCGCCTGTTGCGCGTCAAGAAGGCTAGGGAGTCGCTTGTCTCGTTTACCGAGATGACGATGCCTGACCCGACCGACCCTGACAACGTGGAGAAGTCGCGCTACCATCCAGTACGACATCACCACACCATCTGCGCGGCCTTGGAGGAGGTGGAGAAGGGTAATTACCTTCGTCTGATTATCTCCATGCCTCCGCGTCACGGTAAGAGCGAACTGGCATCCAAGCGTTTCCCTGCCTGGTTCATGGGTAAAGACCCGTACCGACAGGTCGTCTTCGCCACCTATAACGCCGACGTCGCGCAGGACTTTGGCCGAGCGGTCCGTGAAATCATCCGCCAGCCGGCGTTCCAGCAGGTATTCCCAGGCTGTCAGCTGCGGACGGGTAGCCAGTCGTCAGACAAACTCCAGACCGAGGAAGGTGGCGTCGCTCACTTCGTAGGCGTAGGCGGCGGCCTGACCGGACGTGGCGCCGACCTGCTCATCATCGACGACCCTATCAAAGGCGATCAGGATGCGGAGAGTCGCCGCGAGCGAGACAAGCTATGGGAATGGTTCACGCAGGTAGCCTTGACCCGTCTTATGCCCGATGCGCGGGTAGTCATCATCATGACCCGGTGGCATGAGGATGACCTAGTCGGACGGTTGACTGACCCGACCAACCCCTGCTACGATGACGAGGTAGCCCAAAAGTGGCATGTCCTGTCCCTTCCGGCTATTGCTGAGGACAAAGATCCAATGGGACGCCAACCAGGGGAAGCCTTATGGCCTGAGCGGTACGGCCTTAACTTCCTGAATGAAATCCGTAAGTATAACTCCCGCGGCTTTTCCGCCCTGTACCAAGGCAAGCCATCCCCTGACACGGGCGACTACTTCAAGCGAGATTGGGTAAAGACCTACTCCCCCCACGAACTGCCGGCCAAGGACCGGATGAGGTACTACGTCGCGTCTGACCATGCCGTATCGACCGCCCAGCATGCGGACAAGACCTGCCTCATCCCCATCGGGGTAGACGATCAGGACAACATCTGGGTGTTGCCCGACGTCTGGTGGCGCAAGGCCGATACCGATGATGTCATCGAAGCCATGGTCGATATGATGGACCAATTCAAACCGCAGGTCTGGTGGGCTGAAAAGGGGCATATCTCCAAGTCTATCGGTCCATTTCTCCGCAAGGTCCAGCAAGAGCGGAACGTCTATTGCAACCTAGAGGAAGTCCACCCGGCCAAAGACAAGCAAACCCGCGCGCAGGCTATCCGTGGACGCATGTCCATGGGCAAGGTATTCTTCCCCCGCTTTGCCCATTGGTGGCCTGAAGCGGAAACCGAGCTGATGAAGTTTCCCGCCAGCCGACATGATGACTTTGTGGATGCCCTTGCCCACCTTGGGATGGGTCTTGCCCGTCAAGTCGGGGCTAACCCAATGACCGAGAAGGAACCTGATCTGCCGCCTGCTGGTACGCTTGCATGGGTCAAGATGGCTACTAAATGGGAGGAACGCCTGAAGAAACAGTTGCAGTCAGGGGGTTTCTGAACATCAATAGGAACCAATGGAAAGCGACATGACTCCATACGGCCCGACGCCGCATGACGAAAAGGATGAGAATCCTGTCAATGGTATCACGCGCGACGCCCCGGAACCGAAGGATGCCTCCCGCGCGGCCTTGGTCAAGGAATGGTCGGATAAGGTCCATCGTGCGAAGAAGCATTGGAAGTTTGCCCTCGGCCGCATGCGTGAAGACATGGACTTCTACATGGGCAAGCAATGGCCTGGTCAGTCGGCTTCCGACGATCGGTATGTCGCCAATCTCATCCAGCGTCACATCGGCCAGCGCGTCTCCGCCCTTTACGCCAAGAATCCTAAGTTTGTAGCCAAGCGTCGTAAGACCATGGACTTCGCCGTCTGGGATGGCGAGATGTCTACTCTGCCGGCCTTGCAGACTTCGTTTGAAAACTCCCTAGCCACCGGCCAGCCTGTCGACCCGATGGTCATGCAAACGATGCAAGACATCAAGCAAGGCTACCAGAAGCAAGCGGTCATGGATAAGATTGCCAAGACGATGGAGATTGTCGCCCATCACCAGATCGCGGAACAGCAACCGTTGTTCAAGTCGCAGATGAAACAGCTGGTCCGACGTTGTTGCGTCACCGGCCTTGGCTACCTGAAGCTTAATTACCACCGGGTCATGGATAAGCGTCCAGAGGACGCCTTCAAGATCATGGACATCACGGAGCAGATTGAAACGCTCAAGCGTTTGATTGCCGACCAGGCTGATAAGAAGTTTGACGAGAACAGCGCGCGCGAGGAACAGCTGGAACTGCTTAAGAAGGAACTGATGGAAATGGAAGACGTCATCGTCAAGGAAGGCCTGATGTTCGACTTCCCCCTTGCCAGCAGCATCATCCCCGACACCAAGTGTCGTCAATTGAACGGTTTTGTCGGCGCCGACTGGGTTGCTCAAGAGTTTATCCTGACGCTCGATGAAGTGAAGGAAGTCTACAAAATCGACCTTGGTAAGCGCTACGTCGACTACAAGGACAAGGACCGCATGGGCGATACGGATCTAAATGAAGAACGTGCGGTCATCTGGGAAATCTATTCCAAGAAGGACGGCCTTTGTTATACGGTAGCGGATGGTTATCCTGACTTCCTCAAGGAACCTGAATGTCCTTACCTGAAGCTGGAACGTTTCTGGCCTTTCTTCGTCTTGTCGTTCAACGAGGTGGAGTCGGACCGCGACATCTTCCCGCCCTCTGACGTTCGCCTGCTGACTCCTATCCAGCGGGAATACAACCGCGCGCGTCAGTCGCTTCGCGAACATCGCAAGGCTAACCGCCCGGCCTACGCCACCTACTCCGGCGCGTTGTCCGATACGGACATCAATAACCTGCAAGCGCATCCTGAGAACGCCGTCATTCAGCTGCAGAACCTTTCCCCTGGTCAGCCTGTCAGCGCTATCCTTCAGCCCATCCAGCATACGCCCATCGACCCGGCCTTGTACGACACGTCGATGTTCATGGAAGACATGATGCGGGTAGTCGGCGCGCAGGAAGCCAACCTCGGTTCCACCGGATCGTCTACCGCCACGGAAGTATCCGTCGCCGAAGGTAGCCGCATGTCCTCGCTCGGTTCCAACATCGACGACCTTAACGACTTCTTGACCGATGTCGCTCGCTCAGCCGGCCAAGTCCTGCTGGAGCAGATGGACGAGCAGACGGTCAAGAAGATTGCCGGACCTGGCGCCGTCTGGCCGCAACTGTCGGCCAACGAAATCTCCCAGGAACTGTACCTTGAAATCGAGGGTGGTTCCAACGGCCGTCCGAACAAAGCGATGGATATCGCCAACTTTGAACGCCTTGCCCCCGTCCTGCTGCAAATCCCTGGCATCTCGCCCGAGTGGATGGCGCGTGAACTGCTCAAGCGTCTTGACGATGGCATCGAGGTAGAGGATGCAATCAAGTCCGGCCTTCAGTCGATTGTCGCTCAGAACGCCTCCAAGCAGCTTCCTGGCATGCAACCGCAGGGTCAGGCTGGAAACCCGATGAACGCCCCGCACAATCAAGGCGGGATGGGTGGAAACAACGTTGGACCTGGTCCGATGGCGGCCGGCGCGGTCGCTGGTCCTGGTCCTGTACCTAACCCTACCCCTGGGCAAATCCGCTCTGGCCGAGTGTCTACTCCTTAATTGTTGATTGTTAACGATTAAGGACTTACTCTTTTCTTACCAATGCCCGACACCAACGAAATCAATGCTCCCGCCGACGCGGAAGTTTTGAACACCGCACCGCAGGCCGAAACGCCTGCTGAACCCATTTCTTCGGTTCCTGCCGAAGCCGACGCTAAACAAGATAGCACGCCCATTTCGTCGGGGGCGGGCGACAAGGACGCTAACAAGAAGCCTACTTCGCTGCTGGACGCCGTAAGGCGCGCATCGGATATGACTGACGCGGCATCGTCCACCGTGGGGACTGACAGTAAATCCGCATCCTCTGATCAAAACGCAGATGCCAAAGCTTCGGACGAAGCCGACAGCAGCAAGCAGAAGACAGAGGCGGTCGAGAAACTGCCGTTCCACAATCACCCCCGCTGGAAGGAAGTCCAATCGGAACTCAAGGAAGCGAAACCCGCTGCCGAAGAATACCGGAAGATTACTTCATTCATGCAGTCTCAGGGGCTGACTAACCAGGAAGTCGCAGAAGGGTTCCAGATCATGGCCCTGATGAAGAACAACCCGGCAGAAGCCCATAAGAGAATCAGCGAATACAAGTCCCGCCTAGACGTTTTCGTCGGCGATAAGCTACCTGACCCCATCCGTGAAAAGGTGGACAATGGTTCTATCGACCCGGAGACGGCTAAAGAGTATGCGACCTTGCTTGCCCAGCGTCAGCTGGAACAGCAGCGTTCCGAATACCAACAGGTCGAACTTGCTCGTCAATC